TTAAGTTTTTACGTAAGTTAAAACATGGGCCGAACAATCGAACATTTATTGAGTTTTGCCGTGTGCGTAGACGCTAATGCAGGGGCAAGAGCAGCCGCTCGAGAAAGAGCTGCTCAGAAAGATGCAATCTTTGCCCAACAAGGACTTCAGTTCTTTAATAAAGAAACACAACTCGCAAGAACACAGAATAGAAACGTCATAGGTTTATCACGAGATCAAAGTGATGCCTATGCTTCTGCACTTGCTGCTCAAGGTAAGGGCCGTAAACAACTAGAAAACGCTGCTCGTAAGTACTTTAGATCAAAAGGTACAGTTAACGAGGGTGGTAGATCAAGACGCTGTGGTGTTGCCAACTATCAAGGACTACTGGCAGCACAGTCAGAAGTAGAATCCGTTATAGATAATGTACTGGGCCGTAATCTAGCCTATGCACAACAGAATTCTATACGTAAATTCCAAGCTGCACAAGCTAGAGGAAGAGAAGCTCTAGGTATACCAGCTGCATATGGTGCACCTGTAATGATGCCTCCTACAAACAGATTAGGTGGTGCTCTACAGATAGCAAGTCAGGTAGCAAGTATCTACAGTGGCTTTGGTGGTGGCCCACTTAGTTTTGGTAAAGGTTCTACTGGAACTATAATCCAAGGTAGCGTAGAAAACTTGGTAGATGGCTTTGTACCTTATAGTATATCATTCCCTTAAATTATGACCTCATCATTCCAAACCATAGTAGGTACAGAACGGGATAAGATACCCAATATTTCTGCTACTAACTATTCAGAAACAGAACCTGATCTAACCGATAGTGTTAATGCTCAGATAGATGCTAATATACAGGACACTAAAGAGTTCTATGACCAGATGGCTAATATACAGCAGTTGATTGCAGAGACTCCTATGAAAAATTTGGAGTCTTTAGCACAGTTTTCAAGATCAGCTACTGAAGCTATGGGTGTCTATAGAAAGAAACAAGAAGCACAAGCTCTTGTAAATGAATCTATGGCTTTTTTAGATAACAATGCTTTAGATCAGATTAGAACAGCAGAAGGTAAATTTAACTTAGAAAATGCTAAGTTTGATAATGAACTTCTCAAAGAAAATACAGAAGAATCTATCAACTTTCTAAGAACTAGAAACGCATCACTACCAGAAGATATTACTACTCGAGAACTATTAAGAAGACTAAACGAAAACTACTTTGGTGCTAGACAGCAGTTTATCAATGAAAATGGTGGTAAAGATATAACTGATATAGATGAGTATATGCAGTTACATGGTGCTGCTGATGAGTTGATGATTACTGGTATGCTTATGCAAGCTGAAAAGCTTGGTGTAGATATTAACAGTCGAGAGCTTAGAAAACTATTCTATCAAACAGTTTATCCAAATATAAAACAAAGAAGAGAAACCAATATACAAACTTGGAAGTCAGAAGCTAATCGAAACTTTGAAACAAATAGAACAAAAAAGCTTGATAAGATTATTGTTGACACCTTACAGCCATACGATGCTAATAAGCAAATGGATGTAGATGTCATAACTCTTGTAGAAACTATCAAAAATACTATGAACTTTGATACAACCAAAGAGGCTACTGATTATCTTTTTGCAAGAGTTGCTGCTAATGTTGACTCAGAGCAACCACAGCTAAATATATCACATTTAAACTATCTATTTGATGGTGCTATACATAGGCATGAAGGAAACGGTGGTAAACTATATAAGTATGCTGATGGGCCATTTGGCGGTAAAGAGGCTAATGCTTCACTAATACAAAAGATAGATACTAAACTTGCTTTAGAAGCTGATAGAAATATTAGAGCTAACAAAGCAACAGCACAACAAGAGTTAGATGACCTTAATCGTCAATATAATGGGCAGCCACCAATAGGATTACTACAACAAAAGTATGAAGAACTAGAAAACAGATTTCCAAATATTGATGTTAGATCTCTGCAAGTTGGTGCTAAAAGTGTTACCAACGGTGGTGCATACGAAGGTAGAGCTGGTCAAGGAGATCCTGACATTGACTTTTTAGAACAAATAGAAGGTGTATTTAACATACCCAAGAAAGATCTTAGTATAGAACAGCAAGTTCAAATACAAAGAGCTTACGGTGATTTTAAGGCACGGGTTAAAAATCAAACAGATAATGGTATTGACTTACTAAAAGCTCAAAGACTTATGTTGAAGCCAGTTCAAGACGCTTTATTAGCGGGTAAGTATTCGGATTCATCAGTCGAAGCAAGACTAGGTAAAGATGTCAGATCTCAAGACATAAATGCTGATAGAGACTATATAGAAAAAGATTTTAATAAAGTATCTAATCAAGGCGAGTTTGTGTCTATACACGAGAAACAAGCGTTAAGTGAGCTGAAGAGACATTACCTATACGGTGAGCCGTTTCCATCATATTTTTATGGTGTAACTAGAGGTACAAACCAATCTCCTTATCAGTATGCAGACGATAGATTTAGAGCTATGGGTGGATACGATGAGAACAATGACATAGCTCAACTCTTTGAAACTAAAGATGGTGTACTTGTTGACCCACAGTTTGGCCTAACAAAGAAAGAGTTGAACGAACTTGAAGCAAAACCACATCTTACTAAAACATATGCTAAGATATTAGAACCAGAAAAAACTAAAAGTATTCTAGAAGGTTTTAAAACAGGTAATGATGTAGGGTCATTTGACTCAGCAGTCGGCCCTAAAAAACGAGGTGCTGAGAAACTTACTGTTGGCGAACTTCTTGTTTATGGTGAAAGAGGTGCTGGTAACTTTGGACTCTTTGGCTTGAGTGCACAGGAGTTAAAAGATGCTGTAAGATTTTTACCACCAAGTTTTAAAGATAAAGAATTTAACGAAGAAACCCAAAGCTTCTTAGTGCTAGAACTAATCAGACAACGTGCTAATCGTACTAATAGTATTAGAGGTGCTATCATACAAGCTAAAAAAGGCGGTGAAGCAACTGTATTTCAAGGTGATGAAAAAGAGGGTAGCTGGGATAGATTAATAGCATTAGATCCAGATGAACGAAATGCTTTATTAGATGTATTTCCACAACTTCGCAACATACCTATGAATCAGTTTCAAAACCTTACACAAGGCGTAGTCCTAGGTCTTCAAACTGAGATAAACAACTATCAAAGAAATAGAGAAAGACTAAGAGAATTACGTAATAACAACAAAAAAACTAGAAGATGACAGACTCAAATTACTCTAGTGCAGAGTTAGAAGTAGATCTCGATGAAGTTGATTACATCGCAGATGCTGCTAATAACGCTGCTGACGAGTACCAGCGAGCGTTAGAGGCACAAGAAGCAGCACAGTCACAGTTGCAACAGCAAGAACAGGTTAGTAAAGAAGTACAAGACGATCCTAGAAATGCTGAGAACTGGGGTGCTAAGGCACTCATAAAAGAGGGACAATCTATATTGTCTGGCGGACTTCAAGACACTGCATCATCGCTCGCTACATTTCCAGAACGTACAATAGATGCGTTGTCTGGAGAGATGCAAAGGCAAAGGCAAGAGACTGGTAGATACAAACCAGACTGGAGCCCATTTGGAGCATACGACAATCCAATAGAAACAAAAACATGGTGGGGTAAACAGTTACGTGGCTTAGTACACTTTGGTACACTAGCAGCCGGTACAGTTGTGGCAGCCAAGGCAGCTGTAGCTACTGGTGCGGTAACAATACCAGCTGGTTTACTTACACTATCAAAAGCTAACCTAGTCAGAGGTGCTGCTGTAGGAGCTGTGTCTGACCTTATATCTAAAGAGTCAGACGAGCAGAACGCCTTAGCTGCATTACGTGACAGGTTTGGTTGGATAGATACACCAATATCTACCAAAGATACTGACCATCCAGTTGTGATGAAACTCAAGAATATTGTTGAAGGTATGGGCATAGGTCTAATCTTTGACGGGTTTGCATACACACTAAAGAAAGGTGGCGACAAAGCCATAGAACAGATAACAAAACGTAATAAAAGTCTAGAGAACCAGACAGTGCAAGCTGGTTTGGCACAGCTTCGTAAGGGTGAAACAGAGTTTAGAGCAGATAAAAATGCACCTATATCTCAACCACACCAAGGAGCACACATATCAGAAGTAGATCCACAGACAGCTCGTGAGCAGTTATCAAAAACACGTACTCAATGGGGCTCAGAGGAGGGTTCTACTGGTAGTGTTACAACACCTGTAGAACGAGAAAGAATAGCCTTAGAAGGTGGTACAGACGACGCTACGGTCGAACGTATTATGAAGAGTTTGATGAGCACAGAAAAGTTTGCAAAAGAACTTGAAGCTGCAAAAGGATCTAGAAAAGCGTTAGTAGCAAAATTTAGAGAAGCTATCGAAGGACATCAACGTATTACACAAGGCAGAAATGCTGTAGACATGTCACCACAAGAGTATCTAAAAGAGTTACTAGAAGCTAATCCTGACATAGTTGATGGTGTAGAAATATGGACATCTAAAAACGTAGTGATCGCTGACCTCGTAGTAGGCTCGCTTCTTAAACAGGTACGTGATTTAGGTGTAGCTGGTAGAGAGATAGCAGATATTGTAGATATACAAGATATAGATGGCCCAGCCAAACAGCTTATAGATACTATGCTTACTGCATTATATGAAACAAAGAAAGCTAGATTTGTAAAGTCAGATTCATTTAGAGAACTAGGTCTTGGCAAGAAAAGTAAAAAGACTGTAGAAGAAGCTACAACTCAAGCCATGGAAGATACTAAAGAATCTATCATGTCTATACTTAAGATTGCTAAGAATGACAAAGACGACAATATGTTGAACGCTTTGTTTGAAGCATTTTCTATGATGGAAGAGGTTAATACACTAGATGACTTTGACAACTGGGCAAGAAAAACTATCTTTGGTGGTGCACTGAAAGAAGGTGGTATCAATCGTACTGGTGCTATGATACGTGAGCTAGAAGGTGTGATGACACACAGCATACTATCTGGCCCTAAAACACCAGCCCGAGCTATTATGGGTACATCTACTGCAACAGTATTACGTCCGTTAGCACAAAGCTTAGGTGCAATATTAAGATTACCTTTTGATGGTAATGTAGCTGATGTAAGAGCTAGTCTTGCAGCAGTAAATGGTATGATAGAAGCTATACCAGAGTCATTTACTTTATTTAGAAGTAAACTAAACTCATACTGGAAAGGTGATATAAGACAGATAAAGACACGTTTTACAGAGTTTACAGCAGCTGATGACAACTGGGAGATACTACGTCGTTGGGCAGAAGATAGTGG